TCGAACTGGATACGGTATGTAACACCGAAGACTTGTACAAGATGTTTGAGATAGTTCAAGTCCATAAAGAAATGGAGGCTGTCGCTCACATCCAAGCCAAACTCCAAGAGGGTAATAAATAATGATTCAGGAAGAGTTCCGAGCAACAGATGTACCCGGTTACATGGTATCCAACACTGGAAAGGTTGTCTCACTTAAAAGCTCTCGTGGGATTTCTGCATATGAAAACGACGACGGATACCTAATTGTACCTCTTCGGAATTCTCGCTTGGACCAACAACAGTGTAAGATGCTTGTTCACAGGCTGGTGGCTTTAGCTTTTATCGAGAATCCAGAAGACAAGCCTGAAGTCGATCACATCGATCAAGATAAAACAAATAACCACATGAGTAACCTTCGGTGGGCTGATAAGTTTGAACAACAAAGAAACTCTCCGAACAATGTGTATGTCGAGTTCGAAGGTAAAAAGCATATCCTGAAGGACTTGTGTAAAAATTTCAATTCAAGAACTTTGTATGGAAACATCTTGAGCCGAGTCAATCGCGGTAAAGGTACACACCAGCAAGTCTTTGAATCTTCTATTCGAGGATTGACATATGGCAATTACTGAAGAAATCGCACGGCTTACTGGTAAGCTGGTCTTCCAAGTGGACAACCGCCCTCTGATGGCATTCGAGAAGCGACTAAACAATGTCATCGACTCGCTTCGTACACTTGAAACACTAGCAAACAAGAAGTTCAATATCAAAGTCCAGCTCGACTCTCGTACTCTACGTGAGCAACTGGCGAAGGCATCTAATGCCAAGGTGACACTGAAGGATGTAAACGTCTCTCAGGAAGCTCTGGCTGTAGCTGCAAAGCGTATTACTGACAAGCTCAACAGTACGCCAATCACTCTGAACAAAATCCGTGTAGATATCGCTTCTTTGATCGAAACCAAGAAGGTAACTCGCACACTACTTGGTCAGATGCAGATTAACATCCCTTTGAAGTTTGGCACTGCTGCAATGGAAGCAGAGCTGCGTAAAGAGGTAAAAGCTATTGGTGATCGTAACCCAGTCAAACTGGCTGTACACATCAATGCAAATGCACTAGAACAAAAGATTCGTAAGGCCATCAAACAAGCCACTAAAGGTTTGCAGGCCATTAAGGTCAAGATCGCAAATCCTGAAGTCCAGTTGAAGGTGGATAAACAACACCTCATTGCACAAATTCAGGAAGCATTAAATTCTCGCCAGTTTAGAATCAGAGTTGGTCCGGGTCCACTTCCAAGGGACGAACGCGGAGAGCCTTCTCACAGTAGACGTGGTGCATTCGGTGGCGGTCTGATGGGAGCAGGTATGGGCTTCGCCAGAGGCGCTCTACCGGGCCTAGGAGCTGCGTTCGCTATCGGTGCAGTCAACCAGATCAACCAACAACTTGTAGCGACTAACACAGCCTTGGAGGCCGTCTCTGGGAGTGCAGAAGGGTACGCAAGTAACCTGAAGTTCCTTGAACAACTTACTGAGGAACAAGGTCGTAACATGCGTGATGTTGCACCACAGTTCAACAGCATTCTGGCATCGGCTCAAGGCGCTATCGGAAACCAAGGCACTCAAGACTTGTTCCGTGGTGTCATGAAGTACGGTACTGTAATGGGACTTGACCAAGAAGCCATGAAAGGCTCTCTTCGTGCCATCAGTCAGATGTTCTCCAAAGATAAGATTCAGGCTGAAGAAGCACAAGGTCAGTTGGCTGAAAGACTTCCAGCGGCTATGCAACTTCTTGCTAAAGCAAACGGGACTGATGTAAAAGGTCTTCGTGAACAAATGCAGAAAGGCTCTCTCGATCCTAAGAAAATCTTGCCTCAGATGGCTAAGATCATGGAAGAGTTGGCTGAGAAGAATGGAGCTTACGCTAAGGCGTTGGAATCCACACGTGTTGCCCAAGGACGAATGAACAGACAGTTTGAACGTTCTGTTCGTATCTTTGCTGAAGGTGGTTTTGATAAAGGCATTCGTGACTTCTTCACAACTATGGCAGATGGCATGCGCGATTCTGAGCCACTGATTAAAGCTCTCGGTGGTGCATTTGATTTCTTGATGCGTCCAATCAATGCTCTGATTAAGATCGTGAGTGGGATTGGCAAGAATTGGGGAAATATCGCTGCTGTATTCGGTATGACTGGTAAACAACTTGCAATTCTTGGAACTATCGCCGGTGTCGCATTGTTGCCATTTGGTGGTTTGGCTATTGCCATTGCTGCTGTTGCCCTTGCAATTCAAGATGTGATGGTTTATGCAAATGGTGGGGATTCTCTATTTGGACGTTTCCTTGAAAGTAGCCCAGAAGCAAGAGCTGCACTGGAAGGTTTCTCGAAAGAAGCTAGACAGTTTGGTGAGTATCTACAACTTGCTGTTACGAACGCCCTAGAGCTTGCTGGAGGTCTGAAAGGACTGTCCCTACCTGAGATGTTCATTAACACAATGCGTGAGCTACAAACCATCCTGAAGCTGTTCAACGACACAGTTGATCGCTTTGTGGCTGCTGGTGAATACGCACAGATGATGAATCCTGAAGGTGGTGTTGGTGCCAACTTGGCTAACATGCGAGCTATGGCCAATGGACCTGAATGGGCACGTCAACAAATGTCTGACAAGATTGCTGGTGACTTTGCTAAACAAGGTGTTGTCTCTTCTGATATTCCGGGTGGTGTTGGTGTAAGCCTGACTGCTGATCAGATTGGTGAAGCTGTTGCTCGTGCTATTGGAGTACAAGCTGCCGAAGGTCAACAGCGTAAAGACTACTACGAAGCAAACATCAATGTTAATGTCGAGGGTGGGGTTATCTCTGCTGGAGACTTGATGTCTGCACTCAATGAACCGATGAAGCAAGTTGCTATCAAAGCCTTTGGTGAAGTAATTAACAACGAACGCTCCACACAATCGCAGGTGAGACAATGACAATCGCTATCCGCCGTGAAAACGGCGACATCCTCTGGTTTGACGCTGTAGAGGGTTTCGATGAAACCCTTAGCAGCACAGTAACCAAACATCCAGTTGCTACAGGTAGTTTCATTGCTGACCACATCACCAAGGATAATCCACGATTCACTCTTCGTGGAATCCTATCTGATGCGGACTTCAACTTCAACAGACCACAACTGGGGAATGAATATGAAGGCTGGCAATCTGTTAACACCAGAAAGCAGTATATAAATAACACACCAGTAGACAGTCCAGTATCCATCAACAGTAACAAGAATACCTTCAAGAGTTTTCTTCCTGAATCCATTTCTCAATTCACATCTACAAGCATTCCTGAAGTTGTTGTAACTGAACAACCGAAAGTAAAATCCGCATCTGCTGTGCGTATGGACTTGGTTCGTATCCGTGACATGAAGGAAGAGTTCACTCTTGTAGACTTCGAAGATAACTTGATTCGCCGTAGCTGGTCTAACTGTGTCTTCACAAACCTGTCTTTCAGTGAGACTCCAGAAGGTGGTGATTCGCAAGCTCTCTTCCCAGTAATGGAAATTGAACAAGTTGTGTACACCAGTGTTGAAAACGTTAAGATTAAACTGAAGCCAATCAACAAAGGTCGTCAACAAGGTGAAGCGTCTAAGCGTGAAACTGAAACAGGGGATGACGCTAAGACAGAACCAACTGGATATTCTGGTGAAACTTCTGAAGCCTTGAAGGCTAAAGGGCTAGGTGATAAGACTAAACCACAATTTGGAGACGCACCTGCATGACAACTAACTTTGTTGAAATGCCGCTATACCCTGAACTGACTTACAGATATAGTATTTCATTGCAGGGTATCTCGTGGCAGTTTAAGTTCTACTGGGTAGAACGAGCTAAACAGTGGCAGATGGACATCCGCCAAGAAGATCAGACTGCTATCATCTTAGGCTATGCCTTGGTGCCACAGTATCCGATCCTTGAGGATGTTCCGCTTGAAGTGTATGGACTGACAGGTAGATTTGTACTGATGCCTGTGAACGTTGCTGTTGCAACAGCCATTACACAAGAGTCTTCGATCATGCCTGAATTCTTTAAACTTTTCTACATGTACGAAACGGAGGTATAACATGATTCAAGAAGAGCGGGTTTATGAACTAACCGTTGGTGACTACCGTACAGGAAATGGCCTACGAATCACCGCCGGTATTCCAGATGAAAACGGTGTAATGAACGTTGGCCTTCAAGTCACTTTCGATATTTCCAAAATGGCTGATAACAAAAAGACAAAAGGTAACTCTGCCTCGATTGAGGTTTATAACCTGTCGCGTAGTCAAGCCGCTCTACTTGAAGGTGAATACCTTGAGTGTACTTTCTCTCTTGGATATAAAGAGCAAGGGCCACGCGTTGTCGTAACTGGAAACGTAACCGATATTTCTACTCGTAAGAGCGGAGAAGATCGTATCACAGTTATCCGAATGGGAGAGGGTTACACAGACCTTAACCATAAGAAGCTGAAACAAATGGTGAGTCCGGGTAAGACTGTTAAAGACGTTATTAACGATATTCAACAGCAAATGCCCGGTGTTGCTCGTGGCTCCATTGTCGGTACAAACCTTAACAACCCAATCGTTCATGGATGGCGCCTAACAGGCACTCCACGTGAAATGTTGAAGAAGGTGTGTGATGCCTACGACTTGGAATACAACGTCTCTGGAGGCGTCCTGAACGTCTCTGACGTTAATGGATTGGCCACTAAGGACGTATTGAACGCACCAGTCATTAGTCCAACTACTGGACTGATTGATGAACCATTCTACACATCAGAAGATGGACGTAAACATCCAAAAGATAAACGTCGTCGTCGTGGTGTCCAATTTACTTGTCTGCTGAACACAGAGCTGGTTCCCGGTCGTATCGTTAAACTCGAAGACACGGTTATCAACGGCTTCTACCGCATTAACGCCACACGGTTCAACGGAGACTTCCGTGGTAACCCTTGGTATGCAGAGTGCTTGTGTTCGGAGATTGCAGCGGAGGAACTGAAATGATTCCCGGTCTATTGAGCGAATACCTTAAAAGTGAATTTGAAATGTCTATGGGTGAAATGTGGTTCGCATGTCCGGGTGTTGTCACTGGTGTATCTGGTGACTTCTCTGATCTGCGGGTGACAGTTCAACCATCCATTAACGAACTCTATGCCGATGGCGTCTCTGAAGAGCATTTGGATATTCTAAGTGTTCCAGTTGTAATGCCCGGTAGTGCAACATCCCTTGTAAGCTTCCCTGTGAACGCTGGTGACACTGTACTGCTTGTCTTCAGTCAACGTTCTATGGACAACTTTAAAATCGGTAATGGGCAACCTACACAGCCCAACGACGCACGTAAATTCCAAGCCGAGGATGCTATTGCCATTCCCGGCTTGTTTACATTTGCGAAGTCTGCAAACAGAGCATCTATCCGCAAGTACCCACACAATCCACGGACAGATTTGGTGATCGCTCACAATATTGCAAGCGGCACTGAGGTAATGATTCAATTCAAACAGACGGGTGATTTGATTGTGAACACAGAACAATCTGTGACAGTCAACTGTAAGACTGGAGAATTGAATGCAACCGAGTCCTACACCATCAACACCCCAACTATGAACGTCAATGCTGACACCACAAACTGGACAGGCAATATCGTACATAGCGGTAACTACACAATGACAGGACAAGCCACATTCAATGGCGTGTTGTTCGATACCCACTTCCATTCCGGTGTTACTCCCGGTTCTGGTAACTCTGGCATTGTTGCTGGATAAGGAGACAATATGGATTTGCTTCTCAATGGAGACACTGGCGATATGGTGTTTGTGAACGGTGGCTGCCCAGTCACCCAACACACTGCTGATATTGTTGCACAGCGTCTTCGCATCACTCTATACACATTTCTCGGAGAATGGTTCCTTGACACTACAGTCGGGGTTCCATACTTCCAACAAATCTTCGGTAAGCTGAGAACCAAGGCTTCTGTTGATTTGATCTTTCAACAGATCATCACTGATGACCCAGACGTTATTGAAATCTTGACGTTTGATTCCACGCTTGATCGTGGAGCCCGTGGCTACAGTATGACATTCCAAGTGCGTGTAAGTGATAACACTGCATCGCTTCCAATTACAATCGACCTAGGAGACGTTATTTAATGGCTGGCCTATCGCGTGAAGGTCTGGAGATTAAAACTCTAGACGAAGTATTGAATGATAACCGTATCCGTGCATCCAACCTCTTCGCTGACCTCGTGCCAGCAGGAGATATTGTTGATGTCGGCTCTAACGGAACCCTTGGCCGTCTTATCGGTGTTGTGTCTCCATCTGAGGCAAGCATGTGGGAGGCCATTCAACAGGTTTACAACAGCTTCAACCCAGCAACTGCCATCGGTATTTCGCTGGACAACATCATTGCCCTATCTGGTATCTCCCGTCTTGTTGCTCAGCCAACACGAGCACAAGTTTTGCTGGAAGGCACTACAAACATTACCGTGAGTTCTCCACTCGGGAAAGCTTACAGCTCCACAACCCAACGTGTATTCTCGATTCTCAATCCTGTACTTATGAGTCCAACTGGAGCATCTGGTATCGGTATCGTTCCAATCACAGTGAATGACAACACAGATTACACATTCAGCTATTCTGTGGATGGCGTTAACTTTATCGACACCACGTATAACTCTGGTGTCGGTGCAACATCTGCATCGATTCTTGCAGGATTGAAGACTCAAGTTGATTTAATTTTGGGTGGGGTCTTTACAACTTACTATCAAGATGGTAGACTGTTTATAACTCGTACTGATCCTTTCCAAATTGCCAACTTCACTGTTTCTATCAATCTTCGTATTGAGAAAGTCAGAAAGCTTGGCGTTGCTGTCGATGACGTTGTTGGTGTGTTCCCACAGCAAGCTATGAGCATCGATACTATCTCTGTCCCTATCGCGGGATGGGATAGCGTCATTAACCCTATCAGCGCCACTACAGGCCGTCTGGTAGAGACTGACGAAGAGCTTCGTGAACGTTTCCGTAACTCTAAATTCTTCCAGTCCCAAAACATCCTTGAAGCTCTGATTGACGCACTGCGTAACGTTGATGGTGTGACTGATGTCGTTGTCTATGAGAACGATACAGATGCTGTAGACATTAATGGCGTTCCAGCTCACAGCTTCTTGCCTATCGTCTTGGGTGGCCTGCCTTCCGATATCGGAGAAACAATCTGGCAGAACAAACCAACTGGTATTCCTTCTGTTGGTGATACGACGATCCAAATTACAGACAGCCAAGGCTTCCTGCACAGTATCTCGTACAAACGTCCAACAGAGATTCCGATCTACATCACTGTTAGCATTTCGAATGCTGGCGGTATCGCTGGTGATGCACAAGCTCAGATTCGTCAGAACATTGAAAACTACGGTGAAGCCAATTACTTCATCGGTGATGATGTAATCTACTCGCGCTTCTACACACCAATCAACACTGTACCGGGACACATGGTTAACTCCTTGTTCATTGGTACTTCGCCAAGTCCAACAGGAACAGCGAACATCGTGATTGATTTCGATGCTGTTGCAACATTCAACCCAGCTAACATTATCGTTAACCTCGTATAAAGGGGGCTTAAATGTCCGTCAATCCATTCGAACTTGTACCGTTTGTTGATGAAGCTCGTGGACGTATCACTGAGCAATTCAAAGACAAACCGATCATCGATAAATACATCCGCTTGCTTGTTGGTGAGTGGTCTGAAATGCAAGTTGTTCTTCAAGACTTGCAGCAGCTCCGCTCCATCGATACTGCTGTTGGTGCCCAACTCGATATCATCGGAGAGATTGTTGGTCGTCCTCGTGGACTCGTAACTGCTGAACTGTTCTACTACTTCGGCTTTGAATCAGCTCCCCTTGGAGGGAGCTTTGCTTCTACAACAGACCCAACAGTTGGTGCCCCTTGGTACTCTATCGATGCTCCAACGGGAATCTCTCGTGAACCTTCTGACGAAGAATACCGTTTGATTCTGAAAGCCAAGATTATTAAGAACAGAACAATGTCTCGCCCTGAAGATGTAATCAATGCGTACAAGTTCTTGTTCCAAGCCGGTGCAGTAACTATCGATGAATACGAACCTGCAAAAGTTCGTATCGGTATCGGTAAGATTCTCACAAACGTTGAACGCGGTTTGCTGTTTGACTTGGGTGGTGCTGGCACACTACTTCCAAAGACTGTAGGCGTTAATTACGTCTACTCTGAATTCCAAGCTGGACGTGTATTTGCGACAGAAGGTTTCCCCGGAGGCGTGGGAACAGGTGATCTAAATGACCCAGCTTCTGGCGGTATTCTGTCCAACATCATCACCTAATTTAAGAGGATCATTTATATGGTTGACTACATCAAGCAGGACATGACGGATATCTGGGCTTCCAGTGGTGACATCACCTCTCCCTCTCCTGAAAAGATTGCAACAGGCTGGGTGGTTGAAGCCGTTCCTCGCCAATGGTGGAACTGGTTTGAGAACCGCCAAGATACAAACATCGCTTATATTCTTCAGAAAGGATTGCCTGAATGGGATATTGTTTCTGAATACCTGACAAACAAATCTTATGTACAACGTAATGGTGTTGTCTACAAGTGCATCCTGACAAACTCTGGACTAGACCCTGCCACATCCCCAGCTAACTGGGTGAAGGCATTCCCTGAGTCTTCTGCGAGCCTTGAAGCGCTTCGAGTGATCACTCCTGCCGCTAACACCTTTGTATACTTCACAAGCCCTACAGCGGCTGCCACAAGCTCTGTTACGGCATACGCTCGTACACTCTTGGACGATGTTGACGCGGCTGCGGCACGTACAACTCTTCAAGCTCAATTGGCAAGCGCAGTTCTGACCACTCTGGCGACACTGACACCAGCGACCAACAAGCTCCCGTATTTCACTGGTACTTCTAGTGCAACTACTACAGACTTGACATCGTTTGCTCGTAGCTTGCTCGATGATAATGATGCTGCTACAGCGCGTACAACCTTAGGTGTTTACAGTTCGGCTGAATCTGATGCAGCTCTGACTGCTGGATTGGCGACTAAACAACCTCTTGCTACAAACCTGACCAACCTTGCAGCACTGACGATCACTGGCAATACGATCCCATTTTACGATGGGTCTTCTGCTCTTGGTCTGACACCAGTTACAACTTATGGTCGTGGGTTCCTCAATCTCGCTGATGCTTCCGCCTCTCGTGGTTACATTGGAGCAGATAACGCATCCAACCTGACATCTGGGACAATTGCTCTGGCTCGCCTTCCTGTAGACCTTACAGGGATCAATGCTGCTACAGCAACTAAGTTGCAAACAGCTCGCACGATCCAAGGTGTTGCTTTCGATGGAACAGCGAACATCACACTATCTGTAGTTGATAAAGACAGTGCCACTGGTTCTGCTGCACTTCCTGCTGGTACATCTGCTCAACGTACTGCGTCTCCTGCAAACGGCATGCTTCGTTACAACAGCGAAACGAACGAATTTGAAGGATACCAGAATGGTGCATGGGCTGGTATTGGTGGTGGTACTCCACTGTACACTGTACTTTGGTGGCCTAACCGTGCTTCGATCCCAGCCGGATACATTCCTGCTGACGGACAACTGCTGACACGTACAAGTTATCAAGCTGCATTCGCTGGTGTTAACTCTGGAATCCTTCCAGTAGTTTCTGATGCAACATGGTTGGCAACATCTACAAGCCGTGGTTGCTACACAACAGGTAACGGAACAACAACTTTCCGTATTCCAGATTTGAACGGTAAGACGGCTGGCACAATTGCTGCTCCATTCCTACGTGGTGATGGTACAAACTCTACAGGAATTGCTGGTAACTTCCAAGATCACGCTATCCCACAACACAACCACGCAATTAACATAAAGACAACGAATGGTGCAGCAAGTGCATTCGGTCAAGTTAACTATGGTACTGGTCAAGGCTCTCAATACAGTACAGAGGGTGCTGCATATGGTACTAACCTTGCTATTGAAACCCGCCCTGTCAACGTAACTGGTGTGTTCGTAATCAAGTTGATTGGTGGCGCTTCTGAACTATCGCAAGACGATGCTTCTGTCGCAGTTGCTGCACTTGAAGATAAGCTCCAGTTTGTATCTGGTCGTAACCGTATCATCAATGGTGATTGCCGTGTATCCCAGAAGGCGACAGTTACGGCGACTGGCTCTGGTAATTTTTACGGCGGTGCTGATCGTTTCAGGGCTGTTAATGGTAGTGGAGGTGGGTCTTACACTCAATCTCGTACAACTATGACAGTTAATGGTATTGGTAAACTTGCCGTTCGCCACCAAGTTGTAACAGCTATGACTAGCTCTACAGGAACTAACTACTGGAGTGGTATTAACCAGTTGATTGAAGGGACTAATTGCTACGATTTTATTGGAAAACCTATTGTAGCTTCCTTCATCTTCAATACAAACGTAAGCGGTACATATTCAGTGTCCCTACGAGATTCCACTAACTCTAAGAGTTACGTGTCTTCTTTCGTAGCAATTGCAAACACGCCTGTAAAAGTGGTTTTGCCAGTCTCCGCAGTTCCGCTTGATGCAGTGATCCCTACCGACAACAACGCCGGGTTCCAAATTATGATCGGCACTATTAACACTGGCACATACCAAACATCCTCTCTCAACGGATGGCAATCTGGTCTACTCATGTCTGCCACTGGTGCCACAAACTGGGGTACTACTGCTGGTAACTTTATTGAAGTTACAGATTTGCAGATCGAATTGGGAACACAAGCTACAGAGTTTGAACGTTTGAATTTCACAACTCAACAACTACAGTGCCAGCGCTACTACACCAAATTTGACAACCCATTCTACTATGTGGACTACGCCGGGTTTGCAGGGACGGGTTATGTTCACAGACAACTTCTTCCAGTTGTTATGCGAGTAGTCCCGACTGCGAGTATTTCCGGGGTATCGAGTAGCAACCTTGCAACATCTAGCGTCAATTGTGAAAGCACTAATACTATCCGTATTAGCTATTCGCCAGCAGCAGTTGGGAACGTTGTCTACCAAGTTGGTTCTGTTACACTAGATGCTGAATTCTAACAGGAGATAGATTATGTATAAACTACAGAAGGAGGGTGTTCTGCACCTTCCAAGCGAAATGTTCATCCCATTCGCACAAGGCAACAGACATTATGTCCAATACCTTGAATGGTTGGCAGAAGGCAACACTCCTGAGCCAGAGATTGGTGAAGCCGAAGTTACTGCTGCTCTTGAAAAGGAAGCCCGTGATCTACGTGACGCTGAACTAACTCGTGCAGACATTATGCTGAATAGAGTTCAAGACGGAGAGACTGGAATCGGAACACAGAAGGCTTGGCGAGCATATCGTGTAAGCCTTCGCGACTGGCCTTCTACAGAGAGTTTCCCATTGGATGCTCCAGTAGCACCAGACGTGAAGGTGTAACATGGATTACGTCAAGGCAGTAGCACAATTTGCTTTCCTGTTCTTGTCGAACATCATCCTTGTCCTGCTCGGATTTGTTGTGGTAGCTATTGCCATTCCATTCCGAGTAGACGGGTACTCTGAGAGTGACGGTCGTAAGATCGTCAACTTGCCTAAGTGGGCATGGCTATGGGGTAATGATTTCGATGGACTTCTAGGAGACAAGCGTGGATGGTGGGCAGAGAACACTCCTTTTGGTGTAGCTGTTGACAGCTCCCTCGCAATGTACACTTGGGCAGCACTACGCAACCCAGCAAACAACAAACGACTATTAAGCTGGTATCAGACTCCAGTAGTTGGCAGCGAAATCTCCTATAAGGGAGATTTTACAGTTGAAGATAAACCCGGAATGGGTGGTTGGCAATTTGTCAAGACTGTCCACGATGGGCATGCCCGTTATGGCTTTTACTTCGTGCATGAATGGTCTTTGACACGTGCCTTCGTGATTCGTTTCGGGTACAAAGTTAAGCCTATGCACTCTGGTTCTACTAACGAACTTGCAAAAGGCTTTACCACAAAAGTGAATCTATACAAAGCCATCTAATGATGGCTTTTCTTATTGAAGGAGTTCGATATGGCTAACATTCCAAAGCCTACAAACCTGAACACTATCTGGGCTTCTACAGGCACTAAGGTTGATCCGGGTGTTACAAAGACAAACATTGGTTGGGTAGTTCAACTCCCACCATACGAATATCAAAACTGGGCAATGAACCGTCAAGATACGGCCATCGCTCACTTTAACCAACATGGTGTTCCAGAGTGGGATGCTATTACAGAATATCAAGGTGGTCTGAGCTACACTCAAGGTAGTGATGGACTAATCTACAAGTGCCTACAAACTAACTACAACCTCGACCCTACCAATACAAACAACAACCTGTTCTGGGCTCGTGCGTTTGAAGACTACGGAAGTGTCCAGATTGTTCAGGCAGCATTGAACGCTCACCTGACAGACTATGCAACTCTCTCTGGGATTGCCAACGTTGTAGCTGCTCGTGCTAACTTGTCTGTGTACAGCAAGACTGATGGTGATGCCCGTTATGCTTTCAAAGGTGGTGATAATGCTACTCCATTCCTCGTTGGAACTGCAACTAACCCACAACACGCTGTCCCTCTGAGTCAGATCAATAGTCTGCTTGTTCCTGCCACTGAATCCTCTTATGGTACGACTCAGTACGCTACAACAGGTGAAACAGAAGCTGGTACAATCGATAACAAATCAATCACACCGCTGAAAGCTTCCACGATCCTGTTGAAGAAGTCTGGTAACCTCGCAGGACTTAGTAACATTGCAACAGCTCGTTCTAACTTGGGTCTTGGTGATATCGCGACAATGAGCAGTGACTTGTTCCTTGCACGTGGCAATAACCTATCCGACCTCGGCAGCCCAGTGATCGCACGTTCCAACCTTGGGCTAACCTCTACAGCAACACAACCAGAGACATATTTCCTTCGTTCTGGTTTGAATTTGTTTGATTTACCTGATAAACCGGGAGCACGTAGTAACTTGGGGCTTACCTCCACAGCCACTACAGCACTCTCTAACATTCTTCTGAAGGCTGACAACTTGGCAGGTTTGACTAACTTGGCAACGGCACGTAGTAACTTGGGCCTTGGCTCCGCTGCAACACTACCAAGCAACACTTGGTTGAATCGTACAAACAACCTCAATGACCTAACAAACGTACAGGCAGCTCGTAACAGTCTTGGACTTGGTTCCGCTGCTACAATGAACGCGATTGGTACTACAGGCTCTCTAGACTTCTCTGCTAATGGTGGGACCAACGGATGGATGATCCATCCGAACGGTATTATTGAGCAGTGGGGTATGTTCGATATGGGCGGTGGAGCAAGTGTTCAACGAGTTAACTTCCCACGTGGATTCAACTCGGCCTGCTGGAACATCACTATGACTCGATTTGAACTAGCTTCTAACGAAAGTGGTATGGCAACAGTTAAGTCTATGGATGCTGGAGGTTTCGTATTCCACCACGGGTATAGCAACACATTCACAGCCTACATGTGGCGAGCTATTGGAGCATAACATGTTAACAGAGAATGACTACAAACAAGCGGCGGAAATCCTCGGGGTTGAAGTTGCCTGTGTTAAAGCAGTCACCAAAGTGGAGAGCCGTGGAAGCGGCTTCCTCCCTATTGGGGCTCCTGTGATCCTGTTTGAGCGTCATTGGATGTACAAACTACTCAAGGCTAAGCTTGGTAAAGAGCCAGCCTTGAGCGACGTTGTAGACCCCAAGGCTGGAGGATATAAAGGTGGTACTGCTGAACACACACGTCTGGAGAAGGCTGTAGCAATTGATCGTGAATGTGCATTGCAAAGTGCCTCATGGGGGTTGTTCCAGATCATGGGCTTCCACTGGAAGGCTCTCGGATACACGAGCATTCAAGCCTTTGTTAACGCACAGTACAGAAGTGAAGGAAGTCAGTTGGACACATTCGTGAAGTTCATCTTGATTAATCCTTCTATGCACAAAGCACTGAAAGCGAAAGACTGGGCCAAGTTTGCCAAGTTGTATAACGGGCCAGACTACAAGAAAAACAATTATGATACAAAGCTTAGTGCCGCGTATAAGGAATATACAGGAGAGTAAGACATGGTACTTAGCGGAATACTTCTGACACCGACAGGACAACCACTTAAGAAATCTTATGTTAAGCTGATTGCGAAGACCACTTCTGAACAAGTGCTGCAAGGTACTGTCAGTTGGTTTACTACAGATGAAGATGGTGCGTATTCTGTTGACTGCCCCTTCGGAACATATTCCGTTGTTGTAGTCAAGACTACCGGAACTATTGTGATCGGTGTAATCGTAATCGACGAAGATACAACTGAAACTAATATTAACGACCTTGTACTGCTTGGTCAGACTGCCGCAGATAATTCAATCCTGCAAGAAATCAGACAAGCTGCCGAGGATGCTCAAACAGCCGCTGTTGAAGCTGAACTTGCAGCAAGTCAAGCAAGTCTGTCTGCTGTGGAAGCTGTTGGGTTCACACAAGCACTGACACTACCTTCTGTAGCAAACCTCAGAGCGTTAGATACCACGAAGTATTCTCGTGCAGATACATTAGGGTATTACGGTGCCGGTGACGGCGGGCATGGAAGTTTTACTTTCGTTCTGACCGCTTCGCCGCCTACGGATAACAACTGTACAGTAATCCACTCCACAGATGGACGGGGTTACTGGAAGCTGATGTTGAATGGTACTTTAGATGTGAAGCAGGCAGGGGCTCGTGCTGGTCAAGACTGTGCTCAGAACTTCAGAGACGCTGTGTCTGCCGTAGTAGCCAGTAATGGAGCTATCTCCAGAATGTTGTTCTCTGCTGTAGATGGCGGGCAGTACACAGTTGGTTCACAAGTTCTATTCAACTGTAGTCAGGTTGTGTACGAGTTTGAAGCTGACGTGTACAACACATCCACAACGTATCAACAACCGTTCCTATTCTCCCACAGCACACTTGAACAACCTCTCGTTGCACTATTCAATGTAACCATCATCGGCAATGGTCGTCAGTACAATGCAAACGGTGCTGCAATCAAAGCAGAAATGGGTATTACATCTGATGGAGTTTTACCTCCAACATTCCCTAGATCGATGTGCAACTATATTGATAACTTGAAGATTCATGAAATGGACTTCAATAATGGCGTGTACGATAGTCTCGCACTAAGACAGTGCCGCAATCACAAGATCACAAAATGTATCTTCCGTGGTGCAACGCAGTACCTTGCCAACGGTCTGAACGTAACAACTAACTGGTCAACGTATGTTCGTGGCAATTACGATACATATAGTCATGGTGTTGTTGAAGACTGTATCTTGTACGGAAACGCCAGTATGGGTGGTACTTACTATCACTGCTGTGGTGGTACATTCAGACGCTGCATCGCATACAACAACGGAACCAACAACGGTTCTGGTGGTTCTGGTAGTGGATTCAGTTATGAAATGCCACCGGGTGCTTTCTCCATTAAATACGCCGACGGTAGATTCGAAAGCTGCCACGCTAACAACAACGGAATAAATGGATACTACATTAACACTCCGGGAGTTCTGATTGATGAAGGATGTACATCTTACGGTAATGGCGTTCTAGGTGTTACCAATGATGTCAGCGGACTTCAAATGTGTGGCGTATGTGTAGTGGGTGTGGACGACGTTACTGTTATGGGTTCCCACAGGTTCAATGCCAGACATGGAGTATCCTTCCTTGGAGCAACCGGATCACAACCCACGTGGAAGTGCGGAGGGGATTACCAAGATAACGTAGGTTCTGGTGTAAATATCCAAGGTATTTATCGTGGTGGTGTACTTCCGGGAACGCTGATTGCTAGAAATGGACGTGGCCTTGTCGGAGGACAGAACCTCCCAGCTCTCTCTGTTACGAACGCGGCCTATAACAATGGGGCTGGACGTATTGATATTGTTGGGGTCAACTTCGACAGCAACGGGGCTAGAGATATCAACATTGGTAACGTTAGATATGTGACAGTTGCAAACTGCACATCCTACAATACAAATGATGTCCGCACTACGACAGGAGGTACTGGATACAACTTCGGTGCTATCGCCTTCCTGCAACTAAGGGACAATTTCCTCGATATCGTTGGAAATGGATGGACAACAAACGGGTATGTTATTGGTAACGATGTTACAGTTCTATACCAGAAGAGTAACAAATCTAACCAAGTATCTGGTACTGTGATGTTGAACAGTGCTAGCACGAAGTTTGGGATTTCTGGTGCAACTCGCATGAACTCTAGTACACATACTATTAAAACAACACTTCCCGCTACGGGAACTGCAACACTAAATGACGTTGCAGATGTCTTGGCGACACTTCTAGATTCACTTAAAGATGGTGTCATGCAAGGCTAACTAATTGGAGGTTTCCACATGTCAAAGAAAATGAAAATGGGGCTGGGTATTCTAGCCGCTGTGTTCCTTGCAGCAGAGCCATTGATGATGTTGTGGCAACCTCTTCTCCCACAAGGATCATATGCAGGGATTGCAACATTCGTAGCTGTAGTGCGAGCTGGACTCGTTTATTACACCACGACGGAAGATGGAGAAGAAGATGCTAGCAACAATTAAGAATTACCTCATGTTGGCAGCGCTGCTACTTGTGATCGCTGGTGTTCTGTATATTCAAAGCCTTCGCATTGAAGTTACAACACTACGATTGGATGTAGCAACGTATGAACAGGCAGCAGAGACAAACAGGAAGGCTATGGATTTGGCCGACAAGAGCTGTTCTCTGACAAAGGACGCTATCCGCCAACACTACGAAGCAGAGGTACGGTTCCTGACCTCCCAGAAGGCCACAGGAGACGCGATCAATGCCCTACCCACCCTGACCCTCAAGGAGAGCGATAATGAAGCTCCTACGAAGCCTCAAGGCTTTGCTGATGATGATCGTCTTAGCCCTAGCACTATGCAGTTGCTCGACAGAGCGTACTGTGATGGTGACAAAGACGGTTGTACTGGTTCCACCAAGTGAGTTCTTTCTCCCTTGTACCCCTGAACGTGTAAAGGAAAACACTGTTCGTGCGTTGGCTCACGGTTACGTGGTCAACACTTACCAAGTATGGACGTGTAATAACCGAATCCAAAACCATAAGAAATGGTTTGAACAGCAACAGGAGATTTATAATGGCAACAACAAATGATATGGTGAAGGGTGTTCTCAGTTATGTTGCTGGAGCCCTGTTGATGGTTTGTGTTGGTGTTGTTGGATATCAACAATCCCAAATTGGAAAGCTCGACGACAGACTTTACACACTCCAAGCCACGACAGTAACTGAAGACAAACTCAATAGTGCAATCAATCGACTATCTTCTGAGTTTGACACAAAGATCACTGCCATCAAGAACGTTCAAGAAGTTACAAACTCTTACTTGATGCGTATTGTTGATAAACTAGAGAAGACTGATAGAAAATAAGGGGAACTATTATGACAAGGACTCAAGATTGGCCTATGGTGGCTGCCATCGGCGCTCTTCTGACTGCACTCCTTGTCTGCATTCTGCTACTGGCTTTCCCTGCCTATAATAATAAAACAGGCCAACTAGAAATAGAAGTTGCAAAACAAGAATATACGCGACAGAATGCCGCGATGGATCGCAAATACGAAGCTAAGATCAACAGTTTGCAGGAGCAACTGAACACACAGCAGTTCGTAGCCAACAAGCGTTATGACTTGCTGGATGATGACATGAAAAGGATGAAACGTGAAATTGATGATCTTCGAGAAAGACTACTGAGAGCCCCACGCCGATAGGTGATGGGGCTTCTTTGTATCTGAAATATTTATTTTACACAAGGGCTTGACAAATCGGATTTTCTGAGTACCCTAAAAGCTTTTAAAGCTCTTGATCTTATAGAGAATTAGTAAAATAATTATTAAATAGGTATTGACTTTCATAGTATTATACTATAAGTTATACACACAAATTCAGAAGGAGGGTAAGATGAACAAGCATAAAGTGGTTGTGATCGGTGGTGGTACTTTCAATCATATCTCGTGCCACCTGTCTCTGGCAGCTCCTGCATTCGGCGGGACAGCCAAGAAGCTTCACAAGATGTTCACCGACGGTGGTGTCCTTGAATCCCATCTAGTTCTGACCAAGATGGCTGATCCTGCAAGCAACCTTATCACCAACGCTGACGTGGCTCTGTACGTAGAACACATGCTGAAAGACAAGATGGTGAAGGTGGTCATAATGAACACTGCCATCTGTGACTTTGAGATTGAGAATCCGGGTGAAGGCCGTCTGTCGAGCAGCAAGGATTACGACGTGACGTTGAAAGGTATTCAGGGTAAGATTCTTGCAACCATCCGAAAGGAACGTCCAGACATCGTTGTAGCTGGCTTCAAGACCACACATGGAGCAACACCAGTAGAACAACTGGCAAAGGCTGCTCAGTCGATGCACAACAATGGATTGGATTTCGTACTGGCAAACGATGTTCTCACACGGAACAATATTCTCTTGACATTAGCCCTCGAAGTGCATCAAGATGAGCGGGAAGAACTTCTAGAGCAATTGGTGAAGGAGTTGACAGGAATGTACAGAATCGGTGCGTGGTTAAGCTAATGTGGATCATCAAAACTGAGCATGGGTATATGCTGGAAGACGACGATGGAAATCTTGTCGAATGGTTTGACATGGCTGCCAACTGTAAGGCATACTGCATGGAAAAGGGGATAGAGCCAATCTACATCGCCAAGAACAGAGGTCGTCTGGTAGACGTACAAGCCTATAAAGCTGCCACAGGTAAAGATTTGTGGTTTGATCTGGAGTATCTTCAATGAAGACTGATCCAAATAGCGCTTGCACGAACGTAAAAGAAGTGCTACGATGGGCCATATTACATGACGCAGTAGCACATCCGCTGATGGCTCTGTCAAACTACAGCAAGTGGTCAGTAAGATTCCACGACTACACATCACGGAGGGCATGGCCACGATGAACAAGCCTCGTATCAGATACTGGAAGCACGGTTTATGGGAATGTTCAGGCATTGGTTTGAATTCGTTTGACAAGAGCCCAGAAGCAGCGTACATTCGCTGGACACAATTCATCACTAGAATGAGGATAGAATAATGAATCGAGATTTAGCACATGCGTTCTTCAAGCTTCGTGTATCAGAGCGTATGGAAGTGATGAAAGAAATTGGGATCACGTTTGCACAGGGTGGCTCAGAAACAAATCAAGATTTCTCTGCAAGGGTGTTGCAAGCTGTCAGCAATGATGGTAAAGTGCGTGAACTAGAGCAAGCAATGCTTAGTTTCCAATAATTCAAAAGGAGGATTTATAAATGGCTTTCAAGAATCAGAAATTCAAAGTAGCTAACGCCACCATCAGCCGTCTTCTGCAAGAAGAACTGTTCAAGCGGGGTTACGCGTGGAGTATCAACGGTCAAAATGTTGCACACGATCATAAACCATACATCTACGCCTACGACGATGGTCGGATTAATTTCGGAGACGATTCGGATCATTATGATGAGCATCTTAATGAAGAAACTCGTATCATCACGGAGAACAAGCTCGTGATTGCTGAGCTGCAACCTATTCGTCCGAAGACTATTATCTTCGGCAAGACCTACTACAAGGATGATGTTGACGCAGCACTGGCCAAACTGGAACGTGCAACTGCTTGAAAATAATGGTTGACAGCAGGTGAAATCCTGCTACAATGACCACATCGGAACAGACAAAGGAGAGAACAAAATGACTCAGATTTCTATTACTCGGGCTTTGGCTCAAGTCAAATCGTTGAATGACCGTATCCAACGCGGCTCCAACGCAAACTTCATTACTACCCTCGTTGGTGGTAAGCATGGCACTGGCGTAAGCGAGCAGGAAGCTTCTGGCATCCTGACAG